CATTACGCCGTTATCGTTAGACCATTCGTTAATCATTGCACCGACGCTAAAACCATCTCGAAGGCCAGTAGCAGCTTCTTCAAGCGCATCATCAGCAGCAAAAGTCTTAGCCAAAACAAATTCGGCGGTTATTCCTGTATCAGTCACATCAAAAGAAGCGAGACGGCCGATTGGTCGGGTTCTATCGTGCTCGAGTAGCAATTTAACGTTCTTCATTGAAATTGAATTTTTAGCGAATACGGTTGGGCCAACTGAGGTGTTGCCGCGTTCGTTCCAAGTCACAATCGTTCCGGTGATTGTCCGCTTGGTTACGTTGGCCGCGGTAATCGCCATTGGGAGATTAATTTTCATTAGGGATTAGGTCTTCCTCTCGTTGAATCTGCTCAACACTCATCGCGCCGATTCGGTTTAGGATTTCGTAAACCTGAGCGCGCTCTAATGCGTTGCCGCGTAAGAAATCGTCTAGGTCAAAGCGCACCATTACCGGATTAGGAACGAAATCCGGAAGTGATAGCCTTTCCTCAATCGCCTTGAGAATTGGGCGAAGTGAGAAATCTACTAATGAGCGCCGTTCGCTAACCGCGTTGCTATATGTCATTGAAGTAGTCTCGGCGCTCAGGAAGTAAGCCGGGATACCACAAGCTCTTGCTAATTCTAGCGCCACATATTGACGGGCTTCAGCGAGCTGTAATGATTTAGGATCAAAGCCAAATTCTTTAACGTCTACGTCAGCATTTAGAAACGCAGTTGCTCTTTGTTGGCGCGCTACTCTCCAAGCATTTAACAAAGATTGAATTCGCTCGGCTGGCAGATTTGTGCCAGTAGATTTTAACACCATTGATGGATTAGGCTCTTTAGCGTAAGTAACCGCTGCATTTTCTAAATAAACGGCTGCGCTAACTGTTTTACCAGCTCTGTGAAGAAATCCTTCATCGCCACCATCAAATCTAATTAGTGAACCAACACCGGATTGAGGAACTGCCATACCATCAACTTTGTATCCGGTAATTTCAGTATTTCTAAAGTTTGTATCAACTGTTACGCGGTCAGGAGATACGCGAGTCCAAGCTCTAACGCGTCCGCCATCAGTTGCAGAATACATTTCGAGCACTTGACCGTATCCGCTGCCATATAGCCAAATATCTTCGGCTAACCAAGTGTAAATAACAAATCCAGCGACTCTAGGGTCGGGTTGATTAATAACTCTGTGAGGATCGACGTATTGGCCAGTAATGCGGTTAAAAGTTGTTAAAGGTAATGAGCCAATCGTTCCGCAAATTATATTTCTAGCTCTAGCAACGCTTGGAACTGACATTGCTAATTGGCGAGTTGTATTTGTTGCGCCACCTAGTATGTTGTAAACCGAATCCGTAACTTGAATTGGCGTTAGAGCCGCTTCGACATCAGATTGACGACGTGGAGCGGAAACCGGGAAGAAGAAATCTCTAATAGCACCCATTGAGGCTTAATTGTAAAGGATATGTGCTACGCGACGATTATATCTACGCCGTCATTCGGTTGAGTTGCGTAATGAGAAGCCATAGCCGCTGCGACTGCTCCCGTAATAACCGCAGCTGAGACTTTGCGACCCATTACCCAACCACCATCGCCAAAGTTAAGCCTTACCGCTGACAAACAATGAGCAGTTAATTCTTCTTGATTGCTATGAGCTAATCTTCCCGAAGAAATAGCCGATAGAAATTCATCGCAACTGGTCGCGTAGGGTTGGCCGTCTATTGCTTCAACTGGTAGTCCGGCCGGGACTAATCGAGCTGCTACCGCGCTTGCAGTCCGAGCTGAATAAGCGATTTTCATAACGTTGAATTTTCGATACCAATCGCCAATATCGTTAGCGATTACCTTATCGGATAGATAGCCGGGATTTGTCCAAGTCTGAAGAAGCTGGACTTGGAATCGATCCCGGTCTATCCGTTGGCTGGCGACTAACGCGGCTTGTCGCCTGTCCGGTGATAAATCAACCGCAAGCCAAGTATCAGCGACAGGGTCTAAGCGCAGCCCCTCAACTGCACAAGATTGCCATTGAGACGGATGGATGACTGGGTTGATCGTTGAAACCCATAAACAACATACCTCGGTTCTTACTATGTCTTCAGGGTCGTTTAATACTGCTCGGATGTTATCCGGATGAATTGTGTGTCCTAATGATGGATTGGCTTGAGCAATGCCTTCCCAAAACTTTGCCGAGTTATCAAATTTAATTTCAGGCGGCGAAGACCATTCCCACCAGCCTAAAGACAAATCGTCAGTTAATATCGAAGCCAAGGCGCGCTCTCTCGTAGAATTCAAGACTACGGAATGTTGGTCTCCGGCGTTGCTAAGTAAGAAGGCTTGAGGATTAGGGGAAGCCATTTGAGTAAATCGCAAAGAAGACCAGACATCCGGATCGTGATATTCGCGAGCTTCATCAAGCCATATCGAGTCGGGCGCAGCAATTCCTCTAGTCGCGCTATTAGAAGCTCTAACTATGTATCTTCGACCACCAGTAAATTGCAATTCTTGAAATCCTCGGGCTTCTAACTTCTTGACTAATTGACTTTCTAATTCCGGATGCTCAGTTATGATGTTATAGATTTTGTAAAAGATTTCAGCTGAGGTCGTTAGCTTGTGGGCTGTGTGAACTTGAAGCTTTTGTTCTAATCCAAAGATTCGCCATAGGATCTGCCAAGCCATCCAAGTCGATTTTCCATTTTGGCGAGCTAGCAAGATTCCGTGGACTGGAGTCTGCCATCGGCCGTCCGGTTGAACTCTTAACACCTGTTCGCTAAGCCATTCCTGCCAAGGTAGCAAGGTTTGACCGTATTTAGCGCAGAATTCGACAAACTCGAAGCCTTTTGACGGGTTTTCGGTTAGTTTTGTGTGAATTCGCGGTTTTACCACACCTCGGTAAGCCGAACCAGCCCGAAGCGAAACAAGTTCGGCAGGTTCACTCCCATTATTAACCAGTTCAAGCATAATGGCGCTTGGTCGAGCCAGTTCCGGGTATAAAATTCTCAATGGGGGTCGTGGGTCGACTGCGTTCTCTCAAAAAAGACCCGGGGGCTATACGATCGCGCTTACCGGAGTTGCATCGATGGCAACAAGGTATGCAGTTATCTTCACTACTAATTCCACCTTTGCTGATTGGAATTATGTGATCGATTGTTGTTGCTTCTTGTCCGCAGTAATAACAAGCGTTATCCATCGCAAGTATTTTTGCTCGTAACTTACGATAATGAGTCTTATCATATTCTCTAGCCATTAATGCCAGCCCTTACGATTGAAGTGCCTGAGTGCTTTACAAGCTGAAGGTTTACCATCCGCATTAGGGTATCTGTGTTTTAGATAGCGAATATGCCAATCAATCTGCTCACTTACTTTCATCCCTTTGACCTTGATATTCCGCATCTGTGCTAAACCATAATGCGAGCCATTACGAGCGGAAGGATTGAACCGCGACTCAACCCATATTAAACGCACCCAGCAAGCCCCCTCATCAAGGTCTTGAAGATGATCCATAGCCATCATTACATAAGTCTCTTGAGTGGCAGTTAAAGATAAAGCATTTGAGTTGGATGATGAATTGATATTGATAAGTGCGGCAGCTACGGTCAAAGCTATCAAGCGTAGACAAAAGGCTGGCCGAAGATTCGACCGCCGGGCTGCCTTCGGGCCCCGGTCGGCTTCGAGGCTAACATACGAGTCAAATCGCTTACGCATTAATTCTCCTATCATCTCATATATTGAGACAAGTTTTATTAGTATTTAATTTAACTCTAATACTTCAACCGTTTCAATGGCCTTTCCAATAAGAGCTTCTTTTATTTTCTGCCTACCATCAGCTTGAAATTTAGTCATTAAGTAAGGCTCTGATTCACTACCTTCCAACCAATCAACTGGCTCACCATTTGGATCAATAACTAAATCATCAACGTAATTAAATTTATCCAATAACACATCAACTGACGATTCTCTTACCGATTCCACTATCTCAGTTGGATGATTGGCTTTGACCCATTCCAGCCATTTCTTTTCCGACTTAATTACCCATTTAAATTTAGGCTTAGTCGTAGTCACATAAGCCACCGTTTCACCATCCAATTCAGCCTTTACCCGATCTGCTCCTATTGCGTCCATCTCGCTTTGCAGCTCGGCTCTTAGGCGGTCTTTTGCCTTTTTTGCTTCGTCGGCTATTAAGCTGACTGCGGCTAACTTTAGACTTGTCTCTTTGATTCCCATTGCGCTCCCGTTTCTCTGCTCGATATAACCTCATTTTGAGGCTTTCTACTGATATGCCAGCATCCTTGGCTACGAATTCTTCATCGAAGCCCCAGCCTAGAAGCTGGCGAATATATTGAAGTGAGTGGCGCTTATATGTCCCACCATCCCCGGATCGTTCCCCCATCGACCGGGCAGAGGTGTTCATTGCCTTTCCCACTAGCTCTCCAATCTCTGATTATTTGTTGCTCAAGCGCCCAATCAACTTCGTGAGTTGGCTGGTCGCAATCCGGGCAGATTGGGGAATTGACTATCTCGTAAATATGCCGACACTTTATTTCTTTCCTGCCCATCCATCTCCTTTGAATATGACATTGACACTAGCGAATTGCTTGTCCATCGGCATTTTGCAATCGTTGCACCAAACTGTGTGATTCGTATAGACGTGAAATGTCTGCTCTAATTGTTTTTTGCATTTAGGGCATTTGAATTCATACGTCGGCATCTGTCATCCAGTCTTTGTGGCCGTTGAACATCTTGACTTGGATTTTCTCAAGTCCGGCAGCTAGTCGGCAGATTCGGCATTTTTGGGCCTTCATCTTGTAATTGCCGCATTGGTCGCATCGATGAACCTCATCCTCTTTGGCAACTAGACGCTCGCTTGGATAGATGATCCGTTGTTCAAAGCATCGCTGACATTCAACCAGCCACACCTCTCCCGGTGCTTCGGGTATATCCGCACATTCGTAAGTTTTGATTAGCCGATTAGCAGTTATGGCTTTACAAGTGCCACATTTGAACGGATGGTAATCGCCAATCACTTTCTAAACACCCATTTGCCGGACTCATCGACTTTCATCCATTTAGCCGGGCATTGCTCATCGCGATTCTTTGAGGTGCAAACCCAACCGCGATAATCCTTACCTTCCTTGTTGCCCGTCTTGAGCATCATTGCGCCGTGATTGCAGATTGGCACTTCATCGGCTATTTCAGCACCTAAGGTTTCAATCAGGTGATCTATGTTGTGGACGATTGGCGCTGGGTCATCCGGTCTTTGTGCTTTAACAAATTCTCCAAGCTCTTTTGATGTTGTCTGAATTGGCTTGTTGTGGCTCTGATAGGGTTTAGTCCCATTTGGCTTTGCCAAGTATCCAGCAAGTTGTAAAGCTCTCTGCAAGCTTCCAGTTTCTGCAAGTTCAAGCGCGTATTGCTTTGTTTTAATTTCTGACGATAAACCAGTCGTCCAAGGATTAACATCAACTTCAGTTCTAAAGATTTCAGTCTTGACGATATAGACATCGCACTCCTTTGCTAGCGATTCGGTGAGAACGTGAGTTTTGATCCGGTAGTCAGGATGCGCCTTGGTAAATTCAGCGAAGCGCTCCCAAACTCCGACGTAGTTTTCAAGGTAATTCGACATTTATCATCTTCCTTTCAATCGTTGATTTAAGTCCATCGAGTAATTGTTCTTTAAGCGAATAGAAAGTTCCATCCGGCCAGTTTTGAATATCAGCCGCGCACTCCAAGCAATAGAATCTGACTTGGCTGGCTCGCTGAGGATGATGGCTAATTGTTTTCCAGTAAGCCATCTTTTGCGCGTTTGGATGCCATACGCCTTTATTGCTACCCCAACGCTGTTTACAAATATCACACCACTGGTCTTTATTCGTATTACGCAAGAGGGTCAAAGTCGCTCCAATCGGTAAATCGCAACTGTCCCAAAATTCCTGAATATCCAATGAGATCGACAATCGAATCTTCGCGCATTGGGCTTTCCACAAGTCTTGAGAGTTTGACCGCGATAAACACCAATGCCAGTTCAGATGGGTTTCTGAGCTGAATACCGAGGGTGCGGCATAAGTTGTAAGTGCGTAGAAAG